TAAGTTAATTGCATATTATCAAAACCCCTTAATATAAGTTGTTGTCTGTATTATATCATGAATTTGTTCAAAATACAAGCATTGAAAATGCAGTGTTTATGCGGATTGTTGAACTTTTTGAACTCAAAAGGAAGGGTTAAAACACAGGGGTTAGTAACACATTAGTAACAAATTTATTTCAGAATCAGGTCATCTTTTTTGACCGCAGCAGTGATTGCTTTTCCAAGACCAATCACAACCCTGTCACCATTCATCTGAATAACATCATACACTGTTTTGTAAACAAAGGAAGATAAGTTTCCACCAGTGTATGTCTTTGCATTTGCTTTCACCATGACCTTACTTCCAACCTTTATTTCTGCAACAGGTTTTTCTTTTGGTACTTCCGCTGCAACAGGTGTTCCGCTTTCAGTTGTGATGTAAACATCAAAACCTTTTGCTTTTAGCTTTGCAGCCATAGCATCAGCATTTGTTTTGACACTGAATGCACCAACCTGAACCTTGTACAAGCCATTGACCTTGACCATATAGGTTTCAAATCCTGCTGCCTTTACTTTTGCAAGTAACGCATCTGCATTTGACTTCACACTGAATGCCCCTGTTTGAACCCTATACAGAACCCCAGGATTGACCTGTGAGGGGTTTTCTTTTGTTTCTTGACCAAAGTATTGAGCAATCACTTTTGCTTCTTCTAAAGCCAGTTTTTGAAGGTTAGCATCCACAATCAAGAAGCTTGAATCCTTGATGTTTGTATGGAAACCATGTTCAATCAATATTGCCATTTTGCAACCACCTTGTGCTGATGCCCTGATTACACCATAATAGTCAACACCTTTGGTGCTTCCTTCTCTTGTAAGGCTTCCCCTGTAATAATGCCCCATGACTTCTGAAACCTTGTTTCCAAGTTTATCAGCCAATACCTTATTCTTTGCATCTGTCAAGGAATAATACACAACTGAACCTGTGGGTTTCGTATCAGAAGCACTTGCAGGTGCATTACTGTGAAGGGATAAGAACAAAGCAGAACCGTTTTTCCCTGCTGTTTGACCTCTTGCTGAAAGGGAAGGGTCATCATTCACATTTGGTCTTGTAGTGACAACTTGGAAGCCATACTTTTCAAGTTCAGCTTTCAGAAAGTTTGCCAGTTTCCACATCTGTGTTCCTTCATAGTATCCCTTTTGTGGGGGATATGGGTTTCCAGTCCTACCATGCCCAGGGTCAAGTGTAATTTTAATTGCCATGATTATTCACCTGCACTTTCATCTTTGGTTGATGATTCTGCATTCACTCTTGCAGCATCAACCATTCCTTCACCGATTATGTAAGCAATCAGTGTGGAAGCTGCTGTGATAAGACCAACAACCTGTTCAATTGTCAGGTCACTGACATTGAAAGCCACCATAATTGCAGTTACAAAACCAATGATTGCTGCCCAAAACTTCCTACTGGTCAGCTTCTGTTTCCAATTGATTTTCATTGCTTTCACCATCCTTCTTTACTTTTGATTTTTTGATACTTGAAAGCATCCACAATTCACCTGTTGTGAATGCAAACCAACATCCAATTAAGGTCATTGGTTCACTTCCTGTTCTCATAAAAATATACAAGACAGCAGCGGTGAAAAGGATGTTCATAATAATCACCAAGGTCACAACACCTTTGGAAAATCTATTCTTTTTCTTACTCATGTGATGCACCATCCTTGAACACAGTCTTGTTCAGTACCTTCACCTGTTGTTCCATCCTTACCAATCGAACATTGATGTCTTTCATGTCATCTTTGACATTCCGCATATCATTTTTTATGTCAGAAATGTCATTGCCAATGTTTTCAAGCTTCACAATCACAGTGGTCAATTGTGTAGCATCATTTCTGTCATCAGTTCGGTTGTTTCTTCGCATGTTTGATACACCCTGATAGATTCCAAATGCCACTGATACACCTGAAATCAGAAGGGCAATTTCAATTGTCATATAGACATACCCCCTCATGATTTCAAGTGCTACTCAACCGCCAAATCACCGCAGTCAAGGTCAATTAGAACCTGTCTGACCTGTTCCTTAATTCTTTCAGGAACATCAGCAAAGTTTTTCTTACCCTTGATGATAAGTGTTGCATATACAACTGCCATATCCTTCACATCCTTTCTAAATAAAAATAGTAATAACCTATACATCCAACAATGCTTGAACTTCTGCCTTCAAGCGGTCAGGAACATCATCAATTGTTTTAAGACCCTTCCTGATAAGGTCTGCATATACTTTTGCCATACCAATTCACCGTTCCTTTCTTATACAGGTATAATCAGTTCATACACTTCAACAAGTGCAAGCTGTGTGTCAGTCAGTTGATTGTCCAACTTACTGATGTATTCATCCTTGGTGTATTGAACCATGTCAAACTCATAACCACTGAACACTTCTTCACCAACAGTTTCTTCCACTGCCTGAATGTTTGTGTGAACCCAAACGCTGTGTTCATCAAGAACCATTGGTTCAGGTTTCACTGTGCTTCTTTGCCTTCCATAATCAATCATATTGTTCACGCTGCCTTTCTTTTAATATTTTTGATATAGTAATCATCCGCATGTTTTTGAACAGGGTCAATGTACTTCCTTGTCAATCTGTAACTGTCACAATGTATTAACCAACCTTTGTATGAATTGATTGAACACCATTCTGAATAACTCATTTCTTGACCGCTTTCCACCTTCTTTCTGATTCTCACCATCTTGACCTTCATCTGTTTACATGTGGTTTTTCTTAATAGTGAGTAACCCAAAAAGATTCTGTACCCAACAAAATCAATGCCCCTGCTGAAAGTGGGGAACACCTGCCAGTTTTCTTTCAGTTTCAACTTCAATTCTGTTCGGAAGCATTCTTCAATATCCTTTTTCAACTGATGAAGATATTCCTTTGAACCTGCTAAAATAACAATGTCATCCATGTAACGGTAATAATATTTAACACCTTTCACTTCTTTCAACCAGTGGTCAAAGGATGACAAATAATAGTTTCCACTGTATTGTGAAAGGTAATTTCCAATAGGAATGCCTTTGTTACCTGGTGTTGAATCAATGATTTCATCCAGTAACCAAAGCAAGTCTTTGTCCTTGAACAACCGCCTGTATTTTGATTTCAGGATGTTGTGGTCAATGGAAGGGTAATACTTCTTTGCATCAAGCTTCAAGCAATACTGTGTGCCTGGAACATCATTCTGAATTGCCTTTTGTATTCTTTTGAACACCTGATGAATCCCTCTGCCTGGTATAGCAGAATAGGTGTCATTGGTTAAGTTTCTTATCAGAATTGGTTCTATGACCTGCAATATTGCCCATTGACAAATGCGGTCAGGGAAGTAAGGAAGCTTGTATATTTCTCTTTCTTTTCCGCTGTCCTTTTTAATAAAGGTCTTATATTCAGAAGTTCTGTAAGTGTGGTCAATCAACATCTGTTGAAGTTGCCCCAAATAATATTCAGGGTTTTCATCAACCATTTTTACTTCTTTGTACCACCCTTTACCTTTCTTTGCATTTTGGTGTGCAAGTTTCAGGTTTTCCATATCACATATTGCTTCCCACAAGGTGCAATTCTTATTGTTCAGTGGGTGAATATGTCGTTTCATCTGATGGACTTCCTTTGTATGCACAATCGAACCGAATCTTCAACTTGAAAAGTTAATTTCAATTTACCAATACAGTTCAATCATTATTTTTGTATTTTGGCAAGAGCCAGGGCAAGCAGCTTCACATATGGTTTTATAAGAATAGCACCCTGTGTTTCAAGGGTGCTATTTTGTGCATTTACTAAGTGACTGCTGATATTCCAATTACGATTAGAAGGGGTATTATTCACATTCCAATTGAAAGCTCCATTATTCGAACTGTTATTCCAATTACTGCCTAATTGAGCAATTAAGCTTTCTTTGTTTTGTGACTTCCCTGTAATGGTGTTCAGGACTGTTTGCCCAATTTATTAAATTTTCAAATTACGCAGCAACAGGGGGTACATACACCAAGCGACCGCCGATAATCCAACTACGATAAGAAGGGGCATTCGTCACATACCAATAGAAAGCTCCATCAGCCGAACCGTAAGTCCAATAACCGCCCAATGGAGCAATTTTGTAACCACTTGAATGTACTGATTCATAGAAGTAATCACCAACAGGCAATGAACTGTCACCAAGAACTTCACCAGGAACAAATAACCAATCAAATTCTTCACTGTATGCCATAGCTGAAATATAACCTTCCCTTGTTGGTAAATTGATTCCTGCATTCTTGTAATTGTCAGTGTTCTTGCTTTCTGCAAAAGCATTGTCAGCAATGTACAGGTCATGAACACTTTTTGTAACATCACAAAGAATATTCATTCCATCAGTAAACTTCCAAATGTTGCCCCAAAAGTTTTCTTCACCACGATATGTGACAGAAACAAGACCATTTGTTCCTGCTGCCATTCCTGATGCGTTTCCAAGTAAGGTTGTTGCACCTGTGATTTCAGAATCATTCTGATTTGGAACATACGGTTTATCAACAACACCCCTACCAATAGCAGTTTGACTGTTCATGGATGCATATTCAATAGTGAATAGAAGTTGTGTACAAGCAGCAGTTGCAGCATACTGTTGTGACCAATCACTTCCACGATTTTCAGCCAATATTCCGCATTTTCTTCTTGTAAGGTCTTGCGTATTGCCTGAAATGGGTTTCGCATTCGCCCTGGATGCAAGCTTGTCACCAGAGGTTGTTGTAAAATCTGCAATCTGTGCATCATCCAAGATGTAAGCAGAAGCTGATACATCAAACAGTGAACCTTCAAATGCTGATAGATAAATCTTTTCCCTTTCAACACCGTTCTTTACAAATGCAGGATGCACCTTGAAACCTGCCTTCTTGGTCATGCTGATGTAATATCTTGCTTTTCTTAACTTGAAGCCTTTACCAATATAACCATACTGTGTATTGGTGATTGTTGCGGTCACCCCAGATGATGCACCGTTGACTATGGTTGCTGATTTTACACCAACCTTTATTGCTGTGAATACTACCGTTACACCTGAACCACTTGTTGTCCAACCTGCAAAGGATGTATTTCTAACCTTGGTTGCCACCGCTGTTGCATCATCACCTGCTGCCACTGCAACATTCTGTTCTGTTCCATTCAGGGTAATTGTGATATTACCTGCTGATGTCGCACCTGTATCAAATTTCACTGATGCAATTTCAACTTCATCATTCTTTTCCATTTTCAGCGGAACAACCTTGTAATAGAATTTTGGTTGTTCAACCATTACCTGACCATTTGAACCATCTTCTTTGTACCCTGCATCACCAAAGTATGCATTGACAACACCTGCATCAGACAAGTTGCATCTTCTTCTGCCACCAAAAGCAAGGATGTTGTTGAAGTCTGCACCTGGTGTTTTTCCAACTGCACCTGCAAGTCTTTCAAATTTTCTATTTGCAAAGTCAACTTCAACACCCACAATGTCATCATCTGTGTAACCAACATAACCTGCCAGGTCAGCAATTTCCGCATTGATTGCAATGACATCTGCCTGTGTAGCAACCGCAGCAGGATTGACTGTGACTGTCACATTCTGTGCATTTCCAACAGTAATCACAAAGTCAAACAGGATTCCACTTGATGTGATTCCATTGTAAGGTGGCATGTAACCTGCTGATATTGCCCTTGCCACTGCATAAAGGATTTCACCTTCATTTGGGTCAATTGCATACAGACCAATGGTGTTGACTGTGTAACCAGTTACCAAGTCTTTATTATTCAAAGCACCTTTGATGTTCACAGAAGTGTTTCCAATTCTGCTGATGCTTGAAATATCAGCTGACTGTTTGATGTTGGACAGGGAAGTCAACCCTGCTTCAAGCTGCCCTTGTGTATAGACAGTTGTTGATGTTCTGATTGCTGAAAAATTACATGTTCCGCTTCCTGCAATCAATTTTGACATCAATGCATGTCCTTTTGGTTGAATTACAAATGAACTAAATTCTGCCATGATATTTTTCCACCTTTCGTTTTATATACTTGTTGCAATACTTATTATTTCAGTGCTTGTGATTCCGTTGCCAAACCTCATATCACTGACTTCATCAAATGTTTCATTGATGTCATTGGTTATGAACTCAATGCCTGTGTAAGTGATTCCACTTCCAAACATTATGTCAGCACTTGCTTGTGCATCCAGGATGTTGATTGATTCAACAACCAAGTTGCAGGGAAGAACTGTCTTGAATAAATAAGCCAGGTCATCCTGCTGACCATGTTTTTCAAGGTGTGTGACAACCTGAATCTTGTACTGGTCATTGAAAAATGTTATTTGGATGTTACCATTGCCCTGTAATGCAGTAAGCTTTGAAATGAAAGTTTTCAGGGTATATGGAACAACATCATTCCATCTTGTCAAAACTCTTGACCGTCTTGATTCTAATGTGTCAGTGGGTAATGAGTTTATTCCCAACATCTTTTCAAATCTTGAAATACCATTTTCATCACAATACATGATGAATGTGTTATCCAATACAACCTGACCTTCATCACTGACCGCTTGAGATTCAGGATTTTCAGCGGTCATTATTGCTTGAATTTCCCTGTACCCTTGAAGGAAAGGGGGAAGGTAATCAATCAAGCTTATTTCTCTACTCATGATACTGTGATACTTCCTAACACAGGTATTTGGTAAGTGGTCAAGGTCAGATTACTTGCAACACCCTTGATTGTTGTTCCTGAAATATCAAGGATACCTTCTATTGCAAGCAGTCTTGTTTCAATCTGTGCAATTCGGACAATCAAACTTCCCTGACTTGCCCAGTCTGTTCTTAATTCAAGCATGTAAGATTCAAGAACTGCTGTTGCCTGTGCTTGAAGTGCTGCCCATGAATAACCAGTGTCAAATGTAATACTTGCAGCAATATCAATTGTCACTTCTTCAACAGTGTCCACTGTCACCATGTGTCCAATGGGTGCAATTCCCCAACCTTCACCTTGTGGAGAAGGGTCAATTGCATTCTGAACCGCATCAATCAATGTGGGTGTTGCTTTGTTATAACTTGAATCAAGGATGGTCAGCTTTACTGTTCCACCACCTGCCCAAATTGGTGTGACTTTGGTTGAACCAACACCTGCAATTGAATTTGTCTTTGTCAGGTAATCAGTGACATTTCCACCATAGCTTTTTTCACCAAATGATGAAAAATACCGCTGCCTGAAAACTTCCGTTTCTTCTTCATCCTCACCTGGAATCAGAACCTGTGTCAGCTTTGCTGTTTCAAGTCCTTCAATGTAATCAATTGGAATGATGTCATCCAGGCTTTGGTTTCCAATGATTCCTTCTGTTTCACACTGCACTTTGTAAATACCTGCTGAAATAAGTTCAGTCACAACATAGTTCAGTGAACCAAGATTGAACCTTTTGTTCAGAACATCAATGTTTGCAGGTGTGAATTCCCCTTGAAGGATTGCTTTTGTTGCAGGTTCAGGCGAAAGACCTCTTTCCCTTGCCCTTCGTATAAGGTAATCTCTTGATGCAGTGTCACCAAATGATTCATTCAGCACCATGTCAAATTGCATGTATGCCAGGGTAAGTTCTACCGCAGCAGGGGCAAGTGCATCATAAATGATGCTGCCTTCACGCTTGTTCATTGTGTCAGGAACTCTGTCAAGCATCCTTTGCAAGATGACTTCATAAGTCATGTTTTCATACATTAAAAATTCACCACCTTTTCTGTTTCAATGTCACCAAATATGGTGTGTACTGTGAAATTACAGGTTACCTTTCCTTTGTTTACATCAAAAGAAAAATTGTCAACACTGATGATTCTTTCATCCCATGTCAAAGCTTCTGTAATTCGCCTTTTCAATTCAGGTATTACATAACTGACTGGTTGACCGTAAAGGTCAATAAGTTCAATTCCATAGTTCCATGAATAAATAACATACTGATACCTTTCAGTGTTCAATATGTTAAAAATAACTTGAACCATTGCATCTTGTTTGTCTGCATATCCAAGGATGATGCTTTCATCAAGATGCATCTTATATGTTTTGCTTGGTTGTTCTTCAATCACAAAATCCTGTTCAAGGAAGCCATTTGTTGATGGTATCATGTGACCAACCTATCCCATACAATGTATTGCTGACCACCTTGCATCCTCAAAAGAAGAACCATATCACCGACAACCAAGCTATTGTGAACAGTGATTTCTTTCTTTCCTTTTATTTGATGCTTGTGTGTGTTGTTTCCTGTGGTTGAACTGCTGCCATCATCAGTATAGGAATGACTGTGTGTGATGTCCTCTGTGTAGTGGTCAACAGTTATGTTGGTCTTGAAATCTGTCACATTCCTTGTCAGAATCAATTGTGCATCTGTCAAGGTCAACTTTTGTTCCACATTTATTTTCAATGGGGAAGTGGAAGTGACCTTGCCAAATGCAATTGCACAAGGCTTTGAAGCTTCAACTGCATCCAAAGCTGCTTTCTTTATTGATTCAATTAAATTAGGCAATGAATTCACCACCCCTCAAAGTTAAGTCCATTTTGTGTTCACTTTCATTGAAAATGTGCTTGCAGCGTTCCACAAGCATGAAATTCTGTACCGCCACATCACCCAGGTTCAAATTCACAACAACCATGCTTCCTGCTCTGACTTTCAGATTTCCAAAAGCATTTGTGATTTTCAAGTTCCTTGTCTTTGCATTGTAAAGTGAAAGTAATGCATTGACCTTTGCCTGACCGTTTTCACCTTCCTGTAATGTGTCATAATATTGCAGGATGCCCCAGTTGTTTATGTTCTTTGAATCCTGTGCAATATAAACTTCCCTTTTTCCTGTCTTTTCGTTTTCATACACCAGTTTGATTTTGTTATAGGTCTGTGAATCAATGGTTGATGTATAATCAAAGTTTTCACCTGTTTCTTCATCAATGACAACACCAACCTTCATTCTTTCCAGTGCTTTCAATGTCAGCTTCCCAAAGTCATCATACAGAACATACATGGTCTTTTTATTCATCAATTCCAAGTCCAGTGCATTCTGAATCATGTCAATCAGGGTTGTGTTATCTTCCACCCTGGAAGCAATGATGAAGTTTGTATTCTCTATTGTACCAAGGTTCAGGTTGTAGTCATTGGCAACCATCTTGATGAAGCCTGATGCAGTTTTGTTGGTGTAAACATAGGTGTCTTTGTTCTTCAAATACCGCAGTTGGTCATAAGCAGTAACACTGATGTTCTGCTGCTTGTCACGCTTCTTTGAGAATATGAAGCCATAAAACACTTTAACACCATCAACAACCAATCTGACAGGGTTTCCTTCTGTGAAGCTGATGTCTTGGTCTTTGATAACTGTGAAGGTCAGTTTACCAGGGGAATCCTTTCTTTCTGTATCCCACACAATACCTTGTTCAACAACAGGGGCATATACTTTGTTTCCGTTCTGAATCAATAGTTCAACATTCAAAGTCACACCCCCTATACTGGTATGGTCAGAACTTGACCAACATAAATCAAATTGGGGTTCTTTAGAACCCCAGTATTTGCATTGAATATTTTCATGTACTGTGAACCATTACCATAATATTTCTTTGCTAACCCCCAAAGGGTATCACCCTTGACCACTTTGTGTGTTTTGGGTGTTGTCTTTGGTGCAGGTGATGATTCAGCAGGTCTTGTGTTTTGCACTGTTGCAACTGGTTTTGCTTGTTTGATGGTCACATTGACAGTTTTTGTTCCATAATCTCTATACTGCTTCAACTTGACTTCAACATTAACATCAAAACCGTTCTTTGTATCTTCAAGTATTTTGTAATCTTCCAAGCTGACCTTGATGTTGGTATCAAATAGCAGCTTCCCATTTGGAAAGGTTCTTGACACAATGAACTGGAATGGTTTCTGACTTATCTTCAACTGTTCCAGTTTATCAAGGAAAACATCAGCTTTCTGAAATCCTCTTTTATATACCGCAAATGGGTATTTTGTCTGTGGTAACAATGCTGTGAATGATATATCCGTCAAGCCTGGTTTCTTCAAAACATTGACTTCACCATCATTGATAAGCACCAATGTTTTGTTCTTATTGTCAATGCTGATGGTTAATTTTGAAGGGGCAACAGGCAACAACATTGCATCAATATAAAAATCATAAGCCATTATGAATGCACCCCTTCCGCAACTGCTTCAAGTGCTTCTGAAACATGTTCTTCCAAGTAAACAACAACACCGTCAAGGTCAGCAGTTTCACGCACATCACCAAAGCTGTTGTTTTGTTCAACTTTGACTTCTGCAAGGATGAACTTATTGACCACATCCCTTTCTGCAATGTCACGCAGGTATTTCAATTCTTCACCTGTCATTTCCATTGAACCTGCAATGCTGTCTGTGTCATCAGCTATATTGGACAGGTACTGTGAAGGGTCATAACCCCCAGTGTAATCACCTGCATCAGGAATATCCACATTGAACAAGTTTGCAGGGTCAAAGTTTCCAATACTTTCTTCAAGGTTTTCACCTGCTGAATATCCTGCATCCCAAGCATCACTGTATGCCCATCTTTTAAGACCCAAGCTTTCAACATTCAAGTCCAATTCATCCATGACATTCTGATAATTTTCATTTGGTGCATACTCTGCAACCGCTGCATCAGCCATGCCCTTCAAACCTGACCGCCATCCTGCAACTGCATCAGCCATACTTGAACCAAATACAAAGTCCAGTGCAGATGCTATTTTTTCAAGTATAGCAAGTATGCCATCAGCCATCCCCTGGAACGCATAGATGATTGATGATATTGGATTTGTAAAGATGTTTCCAAGGAAGTTTGCAAACTTGATGAATGGATTGACCATTGCTTCAATGACCCCAAAGACCAATTCCAACAATCCCAGGAACAAGTTCCAAAGGAATTCACCCAGTGTTGCAAATGCCCCAAATATGATGCCTGTTGCACTGACTGATGTTCCTGCAACCTTATTGATTATTGCAACAACCGCATACAGTGCAGCAATGATTGCAATGATAATTATTAAAATCCAGGTGATAGGGGAAGCCAACAAAGCTGTGTTCAGTCCATACTGTGCAGCAGTTGCTGCTGCTGTTGCACTTGCCTGTGTTCCTGTTGCTGCTGCATGGAAGTATGAAGCAATTGCACTTGCAATCTTAATTCCTTTACTTATCAATTCAATGCCATTGGTCACAATCAAATAACCTGCATAAAGACCAAGTGCAGCAGCCACACCATAAATCACTGGTGAAATGATTGACCAGTTATCATACATGAAGCCACCAACCGCACCAATCAAATCAAACACCCAAAGGACAACACCCCCAACAACCACCAAAGCACCTGTGATTCCATCTGCTAACTGGTTGAACCGTTCTGAATTTGCGATTTCATTCATCTTTGTCAGAATTGGTTCAAATGCTCTTAATGCTTTGTTTGAAATATTTGTCCACACCTGACCAAAGGTCATTGGCATTTCATTAAATCTTGCATCAGTTTCTTCTGCTGCTGAAAGTAAAGCATTTTTTACAATTTCCGCTGTGATTTGTCCTTCTGATGCCATTTCTCTGATTGAACCAATTGGAACATCCAAGAAATCAGCAATTGTTTGGATGACATTTGGTGCAGCTTCAAAGACTGCATTCAATTCTTCACCACGCAGAACACCTGAACCAAGTGCCTGTGTCAACTGTAAGCTTGCAGAAGCAACTTCCATTTGTGAAGCACCTGCAATTACGAATTGCTTGTTCAACTGTTCAGAAAATGCAATAAGTTCATCATTACCACTAAATGCATCACCTGCCCTTTGTCCAAGCTTTGCAACCACATCCGCAGTCTGCAAATAATTTGCCCTTGCTCTTTGTGCAGAAGCAAAGATTTTGTTTTCAAGTTCTCTAACCGAACCGCCATCATCAACAATCATAGTTAACCTTGCACCAGTCTGTGACAAGGTATCTGACAGGTCAATTGCCTTTCTTGCTGTTTGAACAGACAGGTAAGCAGCAGCCATTTTCTTGACCGTTGACAGCAGATTGTTACTGTGGTTGACACCATTTTTCAGTGATTCATTAAAGTTTTCTTGTTCTTCTGCATTTCTTCGGATGTTTTCAATTGTTTCATTTAATTCTATATTTGCAGAATTGATTTTTTCTCTGACACCGTCAAAGTCCATTCCACTGATTGCACCATCTGCTGATGATTCCACTGATTCAAAAGCACTGATAGTCATATTCAAAGCCTGTGTAATGTTCATCAGTGGAGAAGTCATCATGTCTGTCAATCGTATTGCTGTTTGAATGGTTGCCACATGTATCACCTGCCTTTCTCATTATTTCTTTTTCGCCCGTTTTATCTTTTCAGCTTCTGCTTTTTCAGCTTCCATTTTGATTTTAATGGATGCAATCACAAAAGCTTTTTCTTGTTGGTCAAGGGAAACAAAAGAAGAAGGTAACATGTGCAACTTGTGCAAGCAGTAATGGGCAAACACTGCATCACTGTCACCTTCTTCTATTAGTTTTTTGCTTCATCAACCTTTTCTTCCATGGTGGTATCAAAACCATTGAATTGCTGAATGAATGCAGCAAATTCATTGTATTCACCAGGGTCATCAATCATTTCTTTCAACAATTCTTCGGGTGTCTTTACACCGTAACTGTCCTGCAATTCCGCATCATAAAGATTTGGAAAAGCAATGGATGCAACCATTGTCTTTGCAAGATATAGGGAAGTGTTCAACTTCGGTCTGAACATGTTTGGTTTCCCTCTCACAGGAACTTCAATCATGCAGGATTCACGAATATTTTCATTTTCCTTTGTTGTCAAAGGCTTGATTTCCCAGTCAAGGGGTTTCCCATTTTCATCAAGCAATGACTTGGTTGCAGGATAGGTTGTGTTCTCTTTCTGAATCTTATTTTTCTTTAAGAACAAACTTAAATTTGACATAGTATCCACCTTTCTTTTCTGTAAAATAAAAATACCCCCTGTTGTTCGCATATGACCGAACAATCAGGGGGTATCCCACATCTTATTTTGTTATTACTGCATACCTGCAAGCAATGCAAATTTTTCAGGCATCTTGAAGTCCTCAAATGTTCCGTTAATATCTTCATCCAAGTATTCACCATCAGCATCAAACTTTGCAAGAATGCCACCATCAGTGTTGCAGTCCACAAAAACAATGGTCTGCCTTCCTGCTGCACTTGTTGGGTCATCATTGGTGACTTGAATTTCAAAGTACACATCTTCACCAGTGTCTTTGTACCTTTGCAAAAGGGTTCTGAAAATACTGGTATTGTAATGTGCAGTTGCTGAAAAAGTTCCTTTCCAACCTGTTGCTTTGTTACCAATACCAGTCTTACCCAAAACAGGAACTTCCGTCTTTGTCTTTTCAAAGGATGCTTCAAAATTTATCATCTGCATGAAGTTGTATCTGTTCCCTTCAATGGTGACAAAGCATTCCGCAAGCTTCGCAGAAATTGCATCCTTACCTTTCATGACAACATTGTTAATCATAGTATTTTACCCCCTTCCTTATTGTATAACACTGGTCATATAAAGCTGAACCATTGTATTCACAATAGTAACACCTTCACCGACCACAACTGATTTCTTTGTATTTCCCTGTGACACAGTAACATCAGTATCACTGAAATCCTCAATTGCTCTGATGTCCTGTAATTGCTCACGGTGTTTGACAATATCTGCCCACAGTGAGATTCTACCTGCTGCATCATTCGGAACAACACCAAGGTACTTTGTGTTGAACAGATGTGCAGTATCATTTGCTATTTGGTCAATGACCCTGATTGTTTGGTTATCCTTGAAGATGTCACCCTTGTCAACCGTTGTGGTAACAAGACAGTTAATATCTTCAAGAACTCTGACTGAATCACCCACCGCATGGAAGATGAACTTCCCTGAAAGCAAAGCAGCTTCAAGTTCAGTCTGTGTGTAAACCACATTGACTGTGTATTCGCCATTGTACAACTTATTTGTCAAAGACCTGTTGATTGCACATCCTGCCAAAGCACCACCTGCCCAGTAAACCATTTCAGGGGTTTCATTGTTTTCAACAGAAACAACACCTTCATAGTCAGCAGCAGTGTATTGATGAATGACACACTGGAACTTCACACCAATTTCATCACGCATACGCTTTGTGAAATTGAAGTACAATCCTTTGGTTGTGTTATCATCAGAATCACAAATCAGTACATTGAAACCATAGGATTCCAAAGCACCCAGTGCAGTTGAATGGTCTGCACCAATAACAACCGCATCAGCACCACCTGTTAAAGCTGTTCCTGCTGTGTTAGCAAGTGCAACCGCTTCTTTCCAAACAACAAAGTCATTATCAGCAAGTGCATCTGTCTTTCCTGTTGTAAGGACTGTTTGACTGTCCACAAGCTGACCGCCAACAAATGTCTTGACATCAGATTTGGTTGCATCATCCACATTGGTTGCAATTGCAATCTTGATGTCATTTCCCCTTGAACCTGCATGTCTTGCAGTTCCAAAAGTATTTGCTGCCTTTACACCTGTTCCCAGTCTGTACACAAACACCTTGACAGCGTTCATGAATATTTCACGCAAAGGTTTCATTTCATCATCAGTGTAAGAATATCCAAATAACTTGAAACAGTTCTTTTGGAAGTCACCCTTTTCCACTGTGATGACACCTGCTTCCTGACCCCATTTCAATGCCATGGGGATTGCAACAATACCCCTGTCAGACAGTTCTGCACTTGCGGAAGCTGCACTGATTACATTGATATAGCTGCCAGGAAGAATTTTGTTTTGTAAAACAAAAGTACCACCGCCCAGTGCCATATTACTTCACCTTACCTTTCAAATATTTTTCAACCTTGGATATAACTTCATCCAAAGTGTACTGTTTATCAGCTTCCAAAATAGTGTTCAACAAATCCTGTTGACCGCTGAACTTTTTGGACTTGACAAGCTGTTCTTTTGAAAACTTAATTTCAATATTGTCAGCTTCTTTTATTCCTTTGACTTCTTTTGCCATTCCGCATCATCCTTTCATTATCTCAATTCTGATTGCTGAATCACTTCTTCCATCAGGTCTGCATCTTCAACCTTATACACAAACATGTTGAAGTTCACAAGGAAGTTCAGAACACCATCCACCAATTCACCACGCATGTTTGTTCCCCTCACCAAGCTTTCCTTGATGGACTTATCAGGAAGGGTTTCCTTGATTGTGATAGTTTCCAGTGCAAGGTATAAGCTTTCAAGAACCGCATTGCATTCACTCTTTGGTTCTTTAGATGCAGGGAAGTACAGGATGGAAAACAAATTGTTTCTGAAATATCTGTTTCCAATAACCTGATTGCTGATGGGATTCACACACATAACAGAAAAACAGGGTTCTTTCAAACCCTGGTTCTTCAATTCAGTATAGATTTCATACCCATCACCAAATGATTCATTTAATTTTTCACATATACCATCAATAATTTTATTTATCATTTGAACACTTCCCCCAGGTACTTAATCAACTTGTTTTCAATAACTCTTGGTGCATCAGCTTCAAGTTCTTGTTCTGAAATAGTCAACATGAATTCCCCTTCAACCCATCCTTTATGATTTGCAGTTCTGTGACCGAATTCAACATATGATGCATAATGAACAGGATTGATGACTTCAATGACATAATCACTGCCAACTTTCTTAATAGCAAGTGAATTTGCATATATTACCGCATCCGCACCTTTGCCACTTCCGCTTTCAGCTTCCGCTTCGGTCTTGGATGTCCAACCCCTTCGCAGTGTACCACCTTTCTTGACCACTTGCTTCTTGACCTTACCTTTATTCTTTCCGCTTTTCAGTCTGACAGCAGCACCTGATTCATCACGCACAATTGATTTTCCGTATTCACCAACCTTTGTTCTTTTGATGACTTTGGCAAGAAGCCTTGCAGCAAGTTCTTTTGCACAAGATTCAATGAATGTTTGAACCTGTTCATCACTCAACTGCTTCATTTTATCCCTGAACTGTTCCAGTCCTTTGATGTCAGCTTTCACATGTCTTGCCATTATGACCACCCATCAAACAGTTCAAGAACCACTTCTTGGTGTGAAGGATATATCCCAGGTTGACCGCTGTTCTTATACTCTGTTGTCCTGCCTTGATGTTCAACAACAATCTTTGAACCTGGTTGTATTACTATTTCAGGGGCAATGAATAACTTCACCACCTGTGTAACCATTTCAGCACTTGCGGTTTCCGCATTACTTTTGATGTTGGAAAAGGACAATTTACAGGGTTGATTTTGAAGAACGGTAAATTCTTTCTGTCCAGTGGATTTGTTTGCTTTCTTATATGACCTATATTCCACAATGGAACATTTATCTTTGTACAGGCTTTCAATTGCTTTTCTTACCATTTCAACCGCCTATAATGGACAAATTGACTTTTACCATTTTGCATTAGGTAAGCAATCAGCATATCCAGTCTTTTTTCAGGTGTTAGACTTCCATCACCAAATGCAAATGTCACACTGGTATCACCTTCCTGAATCTGCTTAACTGCTGCATCAATGTCAATATTCAACCCTTGTAATTGTCCAATCCCTTTCTTGGAAAATAAAAATTCCCCAACCACCATCTGTGATGCAACTTTCATCAATCCGCAAGGAACACTTGAAACATTGCATTCATTTTTGATGCTGTTTTCTACCTTCTGAATACAGAAGCCAAGAAGCCAATCATCACCATCCTGTAATGTATAACCGAATGATTCAAGTAGCTTCCCAACATCATAAACAAAGGATGCACCAAGGCTTGATATGTTCTGAATTGTTTGAATCAAAGCTTCCAGTCTGTCAGATATATCAGCCATTGGTCAAACACCCCTTTCTCTTAACCCCTGGAAATAATTCTTGCAATAGGAATTGCCTTGTGGTCAATGTACTTCTTGTTAGAAGCAGCACCATCATGAACAAGTTCCCAGTTTGCACCAGTTTTCAGCTCTGCATCCGTTGGTGAATTGGTTGCCATAGATGTTTTTGTGAAGCTGATACCATAAGGTGCAAATACCTTTCTTTGTCTGCTGTACAGGTAAGTCTGACCACCATTGGTCTTTTCATCCCTTACCATTGCATAAGGAACTTCTGCACCAATATCTTCATAATCAAATGCACCATTACCAAGAACATAGGTTGTGTAAGTGGTGTAACCGTCAGCAGTCATTTCATAGTAGGTTGCAATATCAGCAACATCAGGTGCTGCCACCGCAGTATAAACTGCACCTGCTTTGGTGTAGTAAGTTTTACCTGCATCAAGTGCAACATCAGATGTAAGTGTGTAAGTAGGTGCAACCTCTGTAACAGGCATCCCATCATCAATGATGACTGCTCTACCATTCCATGTTGCCAGTTCAAGCTGTCTTTCAATTCCATTTGCATCTGTGTATGTCATGTAAGCAAGCAACTTCAAGTTTTCAAGGTTAGTTGCAATAACTGAATGCATGATGGAAATGGTGAACTTGGATTTCTTATCACCGCTTGCTTTCTGAATAGCAGTGTTCAAAGTTGCAGCAGACACAACCTGTTTGTCAGCAGTTGCTTCACCGCTGATGTCATAAGTGTGACCATTTACAAACTTCAAGTTTGCAGCACCAGTCATGGAGAAGATACCTTCCAAGATTGCAAGCAAGGTGTCCTGGTCAATTTCATCCCAGTATTCAGCAACCTGTCTTGCCACATTGGACATGAAACCTGCACCGCCAGTCACATCTTCGGCAAAGTCAGTTTCAACCCATGCCTTTGCTCTACCGATTACAATAACACCACGCTCATATGTGGTTGTGCTTGTTGCAGTGATGTCAGTTTTGCCATCATAGTTCAGTGCATCACCGTCAATCCTGCCATACATAGGAATGGTTGCATACACAACACCAGTTTGACCGCTGAATGCCTGTTTGATTGCACTGTTCGGTTGCAGTGCTTTGGACTTAACAAGTTCGTTCTTTTTCAGCTTTGGAACAATATCAACATACTTTCCAAAGGCTCTTTCATTAAATGACTTACTATCGAATTTTGCCATTTGAATTCATCCTTTCATAATCAAAATTGTTTTTAGATTTCCGCATCAGGGTTTTCTTCCATGTAAGCAGCAAGTTCTTCATAGGTCATCTTTGAGAAGTCAACCTTTCCATCAGGTTCTTCCTTACCTGCTTCACCTGGTTTCGCACCCTTAAAACTTGGTTTCTTTTCGGCTTCAAAAAGGAACTTTGAATCATCTGCACCTTGAAGCTTCTTGATTTGGTCAGCCAAACCTTTGACTGTGCCATCATCAGCAAGTTCTGCTTTTTCAAGGTCAAGTAATGCTTTAACTGCCTTCACATTCTTTGCTTTCGCTTCTGTGAGTGCAGCAGCAATTGCAGTGTCAATCTTCAACTGTTTGATTTCAGCAGCATGTGCTTCATCTTTTGTTTTATTGTCAGCTTGAAGGTCAGTAATCTGCTTTTTCAAAGCATCCACATCACCTGTGGAATTCTTCAAGGTTTCAAGTTGACCTTCCAAGGTGGTTTTTGAAGTTTCAAGGTTTTTCTTTTCAGTGTTGACTTCATCAAACCTTGCCTTTGGGATAAACCCCTTTAATTCTTCCGCAACCTTCTTTGCAGTTTCTTCATCAAGTCCTAATTTCACCAAATCTTCTTTTTTCATTGTTTTCACCGTATCCTTTCAAATTCATTTTTGACCTGGTTCAGTCCAGTATCATTTGTCTTGTTCTTTTTCGTCTGCAATACCAAAAAGACGGTTTTTCACTTCAATGAATCAATCTTTGCTTGAACCATATCAATGTAATGGGTATCATCTGAAACCCTGATATGACTTTCTAACAACCAAACACTGTTGGTTTTGGGAAGTAGTTTTCTTTCTACATTCCGTTTTACTACACAAGCAATTCCACGCTGCTGCACATGGGTGTGTTTGCTGAAATCAAGTGGGTCAAAGACAATGTATGAATCATTGAAGTGTGATTTCTTGATTTTCAGCAACAAATCACCTTCTTTTCAGAATATCCTGAAAAAGTGACCTTCTAAAATGCGTTTTAAGCCACTTAAAAAAGTTTTTAGGGGTAACAGTACCCCCAGTTTATCAGCGTTTCATCACAATCACCCCTTAAAATTGACATAGAAAAAGCACCCTTATTCAGGATGCTTTCAGCATGGAATTTTTACCTTTGTTTACCCATCAAGTTGTTCAAATGCTTCTTCAACTGTTGACATTCGGATGTTGCCACCTTTGGCAAGAATCAGCAGGGGAACACCAATGAAGGAAACATCTTCACCATTGAATACTGGTTCATAAGCATCAAAGCCTTTCCACTTTCCAATGTGTAAAACATCATCATAACCTTGCTGATTTGCAAATTCCTTTACTTGCTCAATCTTCATTTGGTCACCCCTTCCAAAATGTGATTCACCATGTCCAGGTTGAACATCTTATCATCAACCCTTAATATTTTTGGTGGTGTCACAAACTTATTACCATAGACTGTTGTTGTGAACTTCATTCTTCCAATGTAAGCATCAATTTGTTTGCCAGTGTAAGTCCTTCCAATCTGTGGGTCATATAATGTCAAAGCACCATCCGCATTCCTGCCCATGGAAATAATGTGACCTGACCTGCTTCTACCTTTCCATGAAAATTCAAGGGTATATCTTTTGTTCTTCTCAACAGTCTTTTCAAGGAAGTTAGAAAACTTCTTCACTGTTGTTGCAGTGTCATCAAAGATATAAGCAGGATGTGTGCCAGTTGCAGGGTCAATCCAAGCCAAGTTGGTTTTTCTTGATAGTTCAGCAAGCTTTGAACCTTTTGTATTCGGTAAAGTCTGAACATTATACCCACGCAATCTTGCTTCATAACTAACCACGCAGCTTTGACAGTTTATAGTATAACCGCCACCTTTGGTATAATTCGGATTCGGTTTTCCATGGTTAGCTTCATCAATGGTCATTTCCTTTCCACGAACAACACCTGCAATTTCTTTGGGGTCTGCATTCTTGACCTTTGCCAGTTCAATCTGCAACTGCTTGATTTCTTCTTCCAGTGCTTTTTTCTGTTCAGCCAGGTTGACCAATTTGCTTTCAGTGTCATTTATATTATATGTCTTTTGCCAGGACTTCCAATCAAAATATTCATCATATTTTTTCAGGTCATCTTGCAGCTTGAACTTTTCATCTGAAAGCTTGTAATACTGTGAATTGGTTTCATCAACATCAAAGGTTTCCTTCCAGGCTTTCCAGTCATTATATGCTTCCGTACCTCTTTCAGGTCTATTGTAGAACTTTTCAAGGTCTTTGCTATAATCAGAAAGCTTGCCTTCAATATCTTTTATTCTGCCAGTTGCAGTCTTTGATTTTTCACGAATGACCGTTTCACCCTGTTGTTCAAAGTCCTTGAACTTTGGTTCATTGTATTTGTTCTTTTCAGTAGTAAGTGCCTTGATGTCATCATCAACTGTTTTCAACTCTGTTTTCTTGCTTGAAATAGCATCTTCAACATCCTTGACAGTAGAAAGATTTGGTTTCAAGTCTTTCTTTGAACCACCATCCACAAATGTTTTCTTCCAGTCCTTATAATTCAACCTGCTGTCAACATAGTAGGTCTTGCCATCTTCACCCCTTGCTGCCCTTTCTGTGAAGTTATCTTCAAAGTAGGGAACAGTGGTGGTTCTGCACCAAGGGTGGAAGGGGGGTGCAGTGATACCTGGTTCAAAGTTCTTCATATCGAACACATGACCATCAAGTTCCTGACATATTGCAGAAGTTCTGCTGTCTAATGTTGCAACAATTTCAAACCTTTCCACATCCAGTGAATTGAAAGCATCTTTCTGTGACTGTGAAGAAAAATAAGCTGATTCAGTCATCACCAACCTTCCTGCTTGGTTCTTTGATGCTTGCATCTTCTTTGCAATAGCTTCAATTGCATCATCAGGTGATTTACCAAGCATAAATGTTCTTGTAAGCTGTGTTTGAACTTCATTGATAAGACTGGACTTATTTGACCATATCCTATCACTGAAATTCTTTCCATCTGTTGCCCATGGTTTTGAAATTAACCTTTCAACAGTTCGGTCATCAATTGCAGCAATATCCCAACCAATGTTGAACCCCTTTTGAACTTCATACACTGTATGGTAATAGTTCTGCAAGTAATTCTTTTTCAGCAACTTGTCAACTTCATCAGTCTGACCGCCAAACAACCTTTCAACTGTTTGCTGTGTTTCAATTCTCAAAGCTTCAAGCCTGGAAATGTGGAACTTTGCTGATGCATTTTCAAGTTCTTTCATCCAAAGTTGATTGATTTCATTTTCCTGTCCATACTTGATGAACTCTTTTACATCCCATTTGAATTCAGCCAGTTCACCAGTGGTCAAAAGCTTTCTTGCTTCTGCCATGCTGATTTGATTGTTCTTTGCAAATCTCTTGTACCAGGTTGAAATCTGCCTTTCAATTTCCTTTTCAGCAGCAATGTATTGTTCCTGGACAACATTGAATGTTTCAATAGCAGCTTTATTGGATGCAGCTTCAAGTTGTTCAAATCTCTGCTTCCAATATGGACTATTCTTCATCTACATCACCACCTTTGCCAGGAATAGCAGGGTTGAAGGCATTCTGATATTCTGCCATTGCAGCATCTTTTTCAGCCTTTTTCCTTTCAAGTTCAGCTTGTGGGTCATCAACCCATGGATGCTGACTGACAAGTGTTTCATCAGAAAGAAGTCCAACTGAATCCTTGATGTTGGTGATGATTTCTGATTCATTTATCAGGATGTCACGATTGAATATGACTTCAACTTCTTCACCCTCATAGTCACCAAGTCCACTATTGGCAAAGTGACAATTGATAAACCAAAGCAGTTCTTCAAAGGAAGCCTGATATTCAGTTTCCATTTCATTTGCATCCAGGTCAATGTCAGAATACATGGACTGAATGTTCATCTGATTTGGTTCACCTGAAAGCCTGTCATCCTTTGCATCATAACCCATTGCATTTTCAATGATTGCCTTCTTGAATATCTCAATGATTGCCTTGTAATTGTCAGCATTCACTTCAACCTGCAATGTTTTCAGGTCACCTGCTGCACCATCAACTGTCTTGACCTTAACTGCACCATAAGTTGCAAGGTTCTTTCTGAATTCACCAAGCTTTTCACCATCATAATTCACCAGGACAAGGATTGTGTTCCTTGCATCTTCTTCCATGTTGTTTTGGAAGTTGGAAAGGATGATGTTCAAGCCATCCTGCAATGACTTCACATTCTTAATCAATGGTATTTCTTCACTGTTGTACTTGAAGGGAATCAGCGGAATTCTTGACCAGTTCCATCCCTGGTCTTTACCTTCATGGTCAGTGGTTATAAAGTAATTTGCAAAGAAGGGATTGTCAGGAACAAGCTTTCCACCATCCAGTGTGAAGTAATGAATGCCATTTTCATCATAGACTTCAACCTTTTCAATGGTCTTTTCCTGTGTACCTTCATATGCAATGGTTTCATATATCCTGATGACATAGTCAAGTGTGGTATGTTCCGCATCTGACCAACCAGGAATGATTTCATATGCTTTGAACTTCTTCCAGGTGAATTCACCATGTTCATTGTAATAGATGAACAACCATCCAATACCTTCATTCAGTGAATCCTTGCCCAAGTTCTTCATCAAACGCATAAACCGCTTATTGAATAACTGCTTCAACAGGTCACCATAAGCATCATTGTCTGTCCTGATTGAAATTGGTTGACCAAGCAGGTAATTTGTCTTTTGATTGACCATCTTCTTGTATTGATTATCAACAATCCTGTTATTTGGAAGGTTGTCAACTGTTTCAATTGCACCACCTTCACCAATGACAGTTCTTTTTCTTTTCAGGATGTCATGGTCACCTGCAAAGTATTTTTCACCATCAAACATTTCTTTTCTTCTTCGACTTGCCTTGAACCGCTGAATTTCAAGTTCAATGAACCGTTCATCAGTGATGATTGTTTCTGCACCTGTTCTGATGATGTTGTTCACTCTGTCAGTTTCAGATTCAAAAAAATTAAACACGATTCATTCACCCCCTTTCATTACTCAATATATTAAAATACCTTGAAACACAATGATTCCAAGGTATTTTGTCACTATCATGTTACTAATCAAAGGAAAAAGATTTCCCTTTGACAAATTCTTCAAGGGCATAACGCATTGCATCCATCAGGTGATTGAAGTCATCAATGGGGATGTTCAGCTTCTTTCCAAATTTATCAGTATCCCAGGTGTAGTTGCTTATTTCAGTGATGAAGTTCACACACCTTGGATGCACAATAATCTTGAAGTCCTGGATGAAGTCAATGCCATTGTTGACTGAATCCTTGCCTTTTCTTGCAGCAGTGATGTTGGAAATTCCAATGTCACGCAGCCTGTCAATGGACTTGGGTTCTGCTGAATCTGCCCTGATTCTTTCTTTCCTGTATCCCATGGAAGTGATTTCTTTTTCAAGCATTTCATTTGACATGCCCCGTTTGTACATTTCATCAAACACATAAATGAACTTGTCTTTCAGGTCAATCATTCCACACCATAGTGCAGAAGGGTCATTTGTATATCCAAAGTCAAGACCAAATGCTGACCTGATACCTGCAATTCGCTTGATTTCTTCCAGGTTGAATTCTCTTTCTTCCCAGTTTTCAAAGACAAGACCTTCAACAATGCCCCAGTCACCAAGTCCTGCAACCCTGTACCTTCTTGGGTTGTTTTTCTTCATGGTTTCAAAGACTTTCTTATCCGCTGCATCCAACCATTCATTGCACATGTAGTTGGTTGTAAGTGCAAGAATATCAGTGTCGGGTGCAGCATCAAAGAACCGTTTCTTTATCCAATGGTGTTCATTCCATGGGTTAAAGGTCAATGTTATCTGTTTGAAAAGACCATCAGGAACTTCACCACGAATGGATTCATCAAGCATGTCAAAATCAGGTTCTTTCATGATTTCATAAGCTTCTTCAATCCACATCCAACACAGGTTTCCAACTTCAACAGTGATGGAAGTGACTTTCAATGGGTCATCAAGACCCCTGAAATATATCTTTTGCCCAGTGGGAAGGTATGTCATTTCAAGTGGTGATTCAGTGACCTTCCAAAAGTCCTGAACACATAACCTGCTGATTGCCCATTTCAATTCAGTGAAACAGGAATCCTTGATTGTTCGGAATGTCTTTCTAATGACCAGGGTGTTTGATTCAGGGTATTTCATCATATTGGTGATATACCACAATGCAGCAGTCTTTGATTTCTTGCTTGCTCTTGAACCCTTTACAATTCTGTATCTGCCTTTGAAATTCCAAAAGCGGTTGTATTTCTTACCAACAACTTTCTTCAATGAAATATTAAGACTTTGCATGTTCATCACCGCCTTTTTATGGTGCAATAAATATGCAATGCTGAATACACAGGCTTTGCAACAAGTTTTGTTACTAACATGTCACTATTCTTCATCATCTTCATCCATATCATCTTGAATGACCACAGGAATTGCACCTTCAATTTTGAATTTATCAGTAAACATTCCAATGTGTTTCCCAAGCAGTTCAAGTGCTTTTATTTTGTCATAGGTCTTGATTTCTCTTTCAGTGATGTTCCCATCATCTGTTGGAATGGTCTTGACCTTTACTGAACTGATTGCAGCAGTATCATCCCTGTTTGCTTCACCTTTGACTGTTGCTTCATCCATGTTAATGACATCAGTTGGGTTGATGAATGCAATCTTCGCCAACTCTTGAACAATCCTGTCTGCATTCACACCTGTTCTTTTGCTTCGTTCAGCAAGTGCCTTTTCAATTGCATTTTTAATGTCAGGTTTTGACATGTTTTCATCAGCAATCTGTCTTGCACTTGCGGTTGAATAACCTGCCCTGATTGCAGCCTGTGTTGCATTTAAGTCAATCAGGTATTCTTGCACAAATGCTTTTTGCTTCTTTGTCAGTGCCATATGCAACACC